CTTCACTCCACGCTTCAGTGTTCTTCTTCATTGCAGACTTACCCTGATCGTAGCGCGAACGCCACAACGGGCCACGATGTTTGCTGACAGGTATCTTCGACTCACCTAGCATACGATACATAGGTTGGTCGTCAGGTACAGCATTAGGATCGGCTGTGACACCTTCATAGGTGTTGAAGTCGCTGGCAGGTTCAGCCGTCTGTCTTACTTGTTCGTCTGTACTGTCGTAAGCGTCAGCCATACCTATGCCCTCTAGGATTGATAGCACTGCGGTCTTTCTCTTGCCACAGCATCCACGATGGTACGCGTTCGTTCTCGGGTGTCACGTATCTACCAATGTCAGGCATGTCGCTGAGTAGGTAGCGTGTGTTGTCCATAGCGTGATCGTTGCGGTCGTTAGGCTTGTCTATGCGCTCGCCGCTTGTGTTCTGCTGCCAGAAGAAGCTAGTTATCTCATCTGTCCACCAGTCTAGCTTGGCATTGATAAACAACCTAGGTGAGCCAGCGACACGGTGTATAGGATGCAACAGAGTGCGATTGAGATTGAGATAGCTACCAACCTTGACAATGCCATTAGGAATGTCGTTGTTGCCACGCTTCATCTTGATGTCATCGTCATCAAACATCTTAGCAATCGTCTTACCCACTGTACGCTTGTTGACTGTACGACGACCGAAGATGGACGGGTCGGCATTGATCTTGTGCATATCGTCAAGTTCAGCGCTCCAATCTGCACGGATACGCCGTATAGCAGACACCTGCATGTCAATGGGCATCTCCTTCTGATAGAAGCCATCGCATATGATGATGTGCTGTTCGGGTGTTACAAACGCGAGTGTGTAGCAGCTAGGTTGCGCTTGGCCGTAGTCGTAGGCGTCAATCCAGTTCGGATGATAGTGCTGTTCATGGTAGCCATCCAAGAGAGCATGTATGTCGCCTTCTTGCAGTAGATGGAGAGAACTATCGTATTGTGGGTAAACAAGCCCTTCATACGCAACCCATCTTCCGAGCAGGAAGCGATCACGCTGTTGTCCTTGGTACATGGTTTCGAGTGTTTGAATGAAGTCGCCACCTTCAGCTTCATGCACGTGGCGTAGTTCATATGTGCTACCTTCAACTACTTCGATAAGTAGCTGCGGCTTGCCGTCTATTAGAACAGGCTTGCGGTCAATGTCGCGTACACAGATGAGGTCTTCTGTTATAACACCTGTCTTCTCATACTGCTGCAGTGGACGTACTAACTTCGTGTAGACCCAATTACCTGTTGGGTTGCACGTGAGCATCATCCATCTAGGGCCAGTAACAGGCATAGTAGCGTCGTCACCAGCGTAGCGAGCACGACCACGTAGTCGTCCGAACAGGTCAAGGAAGTCCTTGTGTGTAATCTCAGGGTCTTCTACTTGATCTACTATCACCCAATCGAATGTAGCTGATAACAAGTTGCTACTGCTGCTATCTGTCTTAGTACCCTGCTGCGCGATGTAGCGGAAATAGATAGTAGTGCCGTTCTTCAAGTGGCAGATGTTATCTCCGTTTTGTCCTGTGCTGAAGCTGACAATCCACTTAGGGGGACACCACTTAAGGAACTCTTTTCTAATAGTGTCGTTGAGCTTGGGATAGGTTGATCGTGAAATAAGTCCAGTTGAACCGGGGTACATGTCGGAGAGTTGTATTGCTTTGATGACTGCTGCTGTCGTCTTGCCATTGCCAAAGCCTCCACCATAGATTTGCACCTTCGCACGCGATTGTAGAAACTTATCCTGTAGGCTGTTCTCCTTCAACAGCAACTCAGGACGTTCAGCTACATTGACTGTGCGTACTCTACTAGCCATTAGCGTATGTTGGTTTCAGCCCACGTTGTTGAACCTGCAACTAGTGAGCGGAACACTTCACCTGTTGCTGTGTTGATTGCTAGTTGACTGGCGTATGCTGATGCGACTGCAGGCGGTGTTGCACCTACGACAGTAGGCATGTCATAGCTAGGGTCGATTACACCTGCTACACCGTTAGCCTTGATGCCTTGACCGTCTTTATTCGGAACGATTGCCATTGGACTTGTCCTTCAATGGAGTTACATCAATGGTTGGCATGTGTTTAGGTTGTGCTATCTCACGTATATGACGGATGACTAGACCGCCTTCAAGTGAGTACTTGTGTTCTATCATCTGCTTCGGTGAATAGCCACCACGATCTAACATGTTCATGTAGACGCGCGCTTTAGTAGCTGGTCTAGTTTCTTCATCAGCTACTATGTCTTCTAAACCGTCTAGCGCTTTAGCTGACATACGCTCAATGCGCTGTTGTACATCATCAGCTTGCAGTGCTGCGATGTTCTCTTTGAGTAGTATGTCGAGTTGAGTGAATAGCTGTAGACCTTTAATCATGTCTACTTGTGAAAGCTTCAAGCCTGTAGCTTCTGCAATCTCTGCGTCGTTAATGCCGAGTGTGAAGTAGAGCCACACTACACCTGCAGTAGTTACGGCTTTAGTGTCAGCGGGTAGGTCAATGAGATTGCGACGGACAGGACGATTATTCCTATCACGACCACGTACAGTAGCAGCTTCAGCACTCTGTCTCGTGCGGGCGGTTTGTTGCTGTATAACTGCATCTGGCGATGTTGTCGGAACAATCGCTTGTCCTGTCGTTGTATCAATGACAAGACCATTAGCGAGTGGTAGATCAGGCATTACTACTTGCCGCCTCTCATCGGGTTGTTAGATGGCTTGCGTGTACCTGTGCCTTTGCCACCTGTGCTACGATACAGGTCAGCTATCATTGCGCCCATACGCGGGCTAGCTGAAGGTGTGCCAGCTGCATTAGCGCGCGGCATTGGAATAGGGCTACGTGCTGCAGTTGGCACAGGTGCATTAGGATTGCCTACAGCACGTTGCATCATCTGCGCTGAGATTAGGTCGTCCATAGGACCACCAGCTGACGGACCACGTGGCGGCATAGCACCACCTCCTGATTGTGGTTGAGATTGCATCAACTCTGCTAGAGCTGCTTCACGAGCGCCACCTGCAGCTGGACCTTGTTGCATTGTAGGCTGTGCACCGGGAGGGAGTTGTGCACCGTCGCCTTCATCACCTTCACCAGCTTCTTGATCTGGTGTTTCACCTGCGGCAGCTTCAGCTTGTTCTAGATCAGCTGCAGGAGCTTGTGGAGCTTCACCTTCAGCAGCTTCATCTGCACCACTATCGGCAGCATCTTCCTCATCGACACCACCTGCAGCTTGTTTGCCAGCTGCTTGATCTACCCAATTCTCTGCAGCACTGTGTACTTGTTCAGGTGTTACTTGAATACCCATCTGTGCTAACACTTGTGCAACTTCCTCTGGCGACATCTCCATCAGCTGTTGCAGGATCATGCCTACGTCGCCGCCACTCATACCACCTTGCTGTTGTTGTAGTGCAGCTAGCGCCTCTGGCGGGATTGATTGCTGTAGCTGTGACATGTCAACCATTGGTGTATGTCCTAAAATGGTATCTGTGGATACTGTTGTAACTGCAGCGCTTGATTTAGCGCTTCGTCGTAGTCTACATGCAATCCTTCATTATCTGCACGTGTGTCTAGCACTGCATCCTTCTTACCGTTTAGTATCATCTTCTTCAACGCTTGTATGCCTAGCTGAGCTGCCATAGGTGATGAACCAGCTTTAGGATCGTTGAGTAGTGGGTGTTGACCTGAGTAGATTGAATGACCTTGTACACCTTCATACATATCTTGCACTGCACGTTGTACGTATTCAGGGCTGTGTGCATTCTGTCGTAAGTCTCTAGTCACACCACCGGGAGAGCCGGGATTGAACCTATCAGGCATCTCGTCGTATAAGTTCTGCGGATACACTGAGACATTAAGACTACGACGCTGCTCAGGCGGCATTAGTTGCTGTGGTGCTATTGCTGCTTCTGCACCTGCAGCTGTACGCACGCTACCACTGCCACTACGTGACAGCTGTCTGAAGTATGCATCAAGGTTAGCTTTAGCTCTAGGGTCTAATGGTTCAGGCGGCAAGTCATCGTTCGACCTCTCTAGTAGGTCGTCAATAGTACGTGGATCAGCTTCAGCACTTAGTTCGTCAGGCATCGCGGTTATAGTTGTGGTATCTGTTACGACCTTGCAGCAAGTCCTCATGCCAATCATCAGGTGTCTCGTACTCAGGAGGATAACCTGCTAAATCCTCTTGCACTGCTCCCGGTGCTGGTAAGCGTCCACCTTGATACCTGCTAGGTGCTATTGCATTCTCGTGTTCAGAGAAACCAACGTCAGGACGCTTCTTCAACATTCTCTGTAGTATTTTGTAATTCTCTGCAGCAGTAGCTTGTCGAGTGTCTTTAATCTGCAGCGCTGCAGCCCTGTCTACCCAATCAGCGTCTTGCTCAGCCATGCTGCTTACTTGTATTCATGCTCCTTAGCAGCAGCTTTCGGCGCTGCCTTTGGTTCTTCTTTAGCTGCAGTAGGAGGTACATCAGCTGGAATAGCAACACCACCTGCCATGCCCCATGCTTCATAAGCTACGCGATCAGGGTTGTTAGGATCGTTGGGAATGTGTACGCCGTCTTTAGTACGGACAACTACATCGCTAGCTGTGAGCTTGTAGTCAACCAAGTCTTCAACTGGTACGTCACCAGCCTTTGCAGCGGGCTTCGGTGGGTTGGTTGGTTTGACAGGCGCAGTTGTAGCTTTAGCGTTTGCAGTAGTCATCGTCAGCTCCCTATTTGTTGATAGTACCAAGCATACCACCACCGCTGTTGCCTGACTTCTCAACAGGGTAGCCGCTAGTCTCAACACCCGCTGATAGCACAGGAGGCATGAAGCGCGGTGTCAGTGATTGGTCAATTTGAATTTCATCTGCGACTGTAGTATTGCGATTGACAACGGTGTAGGTAGCAATGTCAACCTTACCACCTAGGTTCAAGCCATCAGCTTGTTTGCTTGCAACCTGTGTATAGCCAGCATTCACAGGAAGACCGGGAGCAGCGCCAGTGAGCGCGGTAGAAACAGCGCTGAAATACTTGGAAGCCTGTGAGGCCATGTTACGAGCCACATTGCGTGCAATACTACCCGGTTCACCCGTGAGTGCGTATGGTTGTCCATGAATGTTGTCCCATAGTCCTGACCATGAGGGCATAGCACTACTCCATGTGGTTTAGTATATGTGGGTCTACTATAGGCGGTAGCACAGCATAGGGTATTTGTCAATAGTTAAGAGCACCATAACTAGTACTACTCCTACTCTACTCCGGCTCGCAGAGCCGGTTCGCAGCTTGTAGCTGACACTACTACAACTATACAAACATCAACGCAGCTTGTTCTCAGCTCTACAACTACATACAACTACTAACTACTACACACACCCAAGCACTAGAACGTGCACCGTGTTTGGTTTTGACTGCACACAATTCACAACGAAAGGGGCTTACGTGAGTGCTGACGCCCTTCCATTTCGGGGTGGTAGTGCCAGCAAGGCACTTTTCTATTTGCCGGGGGACTCGCTCGCTGCACACACGCGTGCACTGTATACAATGTATACAACTACTAACTCTCACGCGTGCATTGCGTAGTTGTGAATACAAGCCACGTGTTATGTGCGCGATGCCGCATTGCCTCGCATGTGTAGCAACAACAACTGCACACATGCGCGCACGCTCGCGGCTGGCATCGGCCAGTTATGAAATTCTATACAATGTATACGGGAATTAATTAGTGCACGTTTATACTGTGCAGCTGCAGTAGTATTCGCAGTAATACTAAGCAGCTGTAGTAGTTATGTGTAGTTGTTAAGACTTGCATGTGATTGTACATCTGTTAGTATGTAGATAGTTCGGACATCCGTTCGGACGTTTCTAGTTGGGATACCTAGACATGACACAAGTAGTTGGAATGAACGAAGCTCCGGCCTCACGTGCGAAGCGTACACACAATGCAAGCACGTATGGCGCGGACATTCTCAATCTAGCGCAGGCAAAGCGCACAAGTGAGAGTGGCTGCATCTACATCGTGCTCACTCACGAAAGCTCACTGCGTGATCTAGCTGCCAAGTATGATTACGCTGCAGCGAATAAGTTGTCGCTGCGTGAGTGTTTGCTAGACCACTGGTACGCAACGCCAGAAGGCGCGAAGTTTAAGAAGCAGCGCGATGCAATGCCGAAAGGAAAGAAGCGCAGCGAAAAGCAAGTTGTGCAAGCTGCAGAGCTGACGCGTCTAGAAAATGCGATACGCAATCAGATTGAGCGTTCACTAGACACCTATCGTGGCGTCACTCTGTTGCGCGATCAAAAGCGCAAGGTACACATCGAGCGTATCGACGGTACAAAAAGCTATGCTTGCTACGTTCGCAGTGAGGCAGTGTTGAACGAACAGACTAACACTCCGTTCAACGCCAGTGATCTGCAAACGCTTAACGGCATTGCGAAGCAGTTCAACGAAAAGACATCGACTGCTAACGTACTCGCAATGTGCAGCACAAAGAAGAAGGGCGCTGCTAACAATGCAAAGGGCGGAGAAAGCGAAGCTCTCGCCCCTGCTATCATCGGAAAGACAATGCGCCAGCTAGATACCGCGTTGTCACCATTGGCAGCTAACGGAAAGATTGAAGGTGTAAGCAAGGCAACGCGTGAGACAGCTCACGCATTGTGGGCGCGTTTAGATGCAGCGATGACTAGCGAAGAAAAGACTGCAGCTAAAGCAGCGTTCAACGCACTCGCTGCGAAGCCTGAGAAGAAAGCGAAGAAAGCAGCTTAACTAACTGAGACTAACTAACCCGCCAGCCTAACAAGCTGGCGGGTTTTTTCGTATCCAATGTATACAGAAATCTAAGCGGTGCTTCGCACTTGTTTAGTAGATATATAAAAAAACGCCCTAGCGCCCGCCAACTCACACGCCGCTATCTGTTGTACTACGCAGCACTACACCCACTGTGAAGCTGCTTCAGTATATAATGTATAGCTTCAGTATCCACAGCGTTTTCAATTAGTAGCACTTGCGTGTGTTTCTAGATGTGGTATAATAAGAGCTGAAATCGGGGAAAATACAACCCACGGTTTTGGCAATGGTGCCATTCGTATACATTGTATATAGGGATACATACCATGTACATCATCACCGAACGTAAAGACGCTGAAGCTCCTAGCAACAATGATCCTCTAGCTCAGGCTATGCACAAGCATACTGGTAGTTATGACTTGCGTGATAGCTTAGCTGGTAGGGTGATTGTTGCTAGTAGTCGTAACATACATGCTCTACGCCGTATGCAAGCGTTGAACAACACCAAGCGCATGTTGGACTAGAATTGTATACATTGTATACAGTCAGCAATGGAGAGACTAATGCTACCAGCCCTCAGTACTAATGAGATAGAAGGCATAGACACTGCACGTGTCTTTACTGATGTAGCTACAATGCAAGAGCGCTGCCCTGCGCTATTTGCTACATCTGCTCACCCGAAGATGTCAGCTCGTTATAGCTTCACCAACACCTACGACATACTACTACACATACACAATAAGGGCTTCAAGGTTAGCAGCGTACAAGGTGGTCACAAGCGCTACGGCGCAGTGATGGTGCGTATGCGTCACGATAGCTACGATAAGCGTGATGAAGCGCCTGAGATAGTTGTGCTTGATAGTCACGACGGTACTAAGCCTATCAAGCTAATGCTAGGTATGATTAAGTTCATCTGCATGAATGGTATGGTAGCAGGTGATATGCTCTATGCACGTAGCTTCCGTCATCTAGCTCCTGATCTAATGGAGCAGATCATGTTAGAGCTACAAGATATAGATGAACACATAGACAAGCTGAAGCGCAGAGTAGAGGTGATGAAGTCATACAAGACTAACATCGGTGAGCGTATAGCACTAGCACACGCAGCTATTGCTGTGCGCTTTGGTGATGAGCGTAGTGTTAGCTTCATAGCAGACATGCGCCAGCGTATGTTGGAAGTTCGCCGTAGTGACGATGCGAGCGATGATCTATACACAGTGATGAATGTCATTCAGGAGAACGTACTCCGCGGTGGCATGATGTATAGCATCAACAACACGGTGAGGCGTGTGTCCGCCATCAGCAAC